TATTCTACTTTGATAATGGCCGCAAAGCCAAGTTGAATGTTTATGCCATTATTGACGCCTGCAGCAAATGCTGGTTAGGTTGGGCATTTGCTGCCAACACTGAAGGCAAAGATGTAGGTGTAAGTATCGTAAAACAAGCCTTTAAGCATGCGATTGACCGCACTAATAATGCGCAACCTTACCAAATGCAGTACGATAATGATAAAGCTAACGCCTTTTATAAGGAGCTTAATACAATGCATTTTCCTTGTATGCCGTACAATGGCCAATCGAAGATCATTGAAAGAATGTTCCGCAAGCTTCAGGCACAACACATGCGTTTTGATAAAGCCTTTACAGGTCAAAACGTTACTGCAAAAAGCTTACAAAGTAAGATCAACGAAGACCAGGTGTTTATCTACCCAACCATGCAAGACGCAATCAATGCTCAGGTTGAGTACTTCCTGCAAATGAATAATACCAAGGATGCTAGCGGCAAAACACCACGTGAAATATATGCCACGGCTACTGAAGACTTTGGCAAAATGAGCGAATACGATTATATGGAGCTCTTTTGGGAATGGAACGCAAGACAAAATAAATACGACGGCAATGGTATTACTATGGAGCATCTTGGTACCACTTATAAATATACTGTAATGGATGGCGACTACCCATGCCAATCATTTATAGACAACCATATAGGTAGCCGTTTCAAAATACGCTACAACCCTTCCAAAATGGACCGCATAGGTTTATACACAATCAAAGATAGCCGTTTCGTAGCCTTCGCCGACACTAAGGAGTTGATGCCTATGGCTGTGGCTGATTACCAAGATGGCACCAGGGCGCGAATAGATCAGCACCTACAAATTAAGAAAAACCAAGTAGCCAATGCCAAAGCCAAAAGAGCGGTTGCACAGCAAGTGGCCAACGCTGATCATGCCATAAACCTAGGCCACAAATATGTTAGTAAGGAAACCCTGAACGCTATGGAAGCCGAAAAGTATGCCGAGTCTCTGGAAAATGTACCAGTAAAAGTGCTAAATATCGAAGAAGAGAAAAGAGCACGAATGCGCAGAGCCGATTAACCAACAACGTCACCAACCAAAATCACCATATACAATGCTAACAACAGAAAACAAAAAGCAGATTGCAGCCGCTTTAAAAAACTACCTGCAAACACATCAGCTGAGCGAGCGAAAGTTTGCCGACAAATGCAATATGAGTAGTAGCTACGTCAATAGCATTATGCAAGGTACCTATGAAGCTTTCAAAGTAGGCAGCCGTACTATCAGCATAGGCGACCAGTACTTTACATCCATTGCAAGCGAGATTAATTGCTACTACCATACCACTTACTGGAAGCATTTTGAAAGCGACAACTTTTGCGCTGTACGTAAAGCTTGCAATAAAGCAAGACGCAAGAAGAGCCGTGCTGGAATAGATGGTAATACTGGCGACGGTAAGACTTATGCAGTGCGCGAATATGTAAAAGCCAATCCCAATGAGACATTCCTACTTACTGCAGATGGGCTAATGAACCCCAAGGATTTTATTGTAACCCTTGCAGAAATTGTAGGTGCTGAAACTGCAGGAAGCCGCCATAATATACTGAAAGCCATCATTTACAAGCTACGCACTTACAGCAAACCGCTCTTGATCATCGACGAAACCGAGAATGTAAAAAAAGATGCTACGCTGCAAACTATCAAAGCTTTGTGCGATGCCTTGGAAGGTAAGTGCGGCATAGTGCTGGCAGGCATAGACTTGCGCAACGAGTTCCATCGCTTGGCTGGCCGTAAAAAATATTGCTACCCACAGATCAACCGCCGTTTTGCTGGCAGTTGGTACACCATGTTTAGCCTTAGCGAAAGTGAAATACAAGACGTGGCACGAAGCCTAAACATCACCGACCGCACCGCTACTAATTGGCTGCTTAAAAATGTGCACAATTGGGGAGAGCTACAGCATATAGTTACTGAAGCTTTGGAAGAAGCTACCGAAACCAAGAAGCCTATCACAGCAGATTTACTGCGTATCCTTAATGATTAATTCACGATTAAAACCATAGTTATGACAACAACTACAAAGCACGTGAGTGCAACTGCAAAAACACTTGGCCAGTATGCCATTAATAAACAACGTATGGAACGCTTGCTTAAATGGACGCCACTGGAGTACTGCACCTTCCAATGGGAAGCCATGGAAGCCTATATATTAGCCAGTGGACTTGGTGACATGGACGGCTTGGAGCTGCAAGGCCGCAGCACTGAATACCGTAAATGGTGGGTAAACCAGTGGAACATTAGAGACGTGGCCAACTTGGACCTAATTGATAGCTGTAGCACTATTGCAGAAGCTAGAATGCTTTACAAAGAGCTACATCACGCGGCATATTTAAGCACTAATTATTGCGAGAAGGATGCATTGCAATCTAGCGAAGCCTATGCCATTGGCCGTGCCATAGATGAATTTCACCACAACAAAAAAAGAGAGCTATGCAACAAGAAGTAGTACAAATAGAAGTACCTGCAGGTAAAAAAATAATGCTTCAGATAAGCATTGTGGCTGTGGATATAACACCAGCTGCAGACACTATTATGATAGCCGAAAATGATGTGCCAAGCTTGAGTCAATTGGCAAAAGTGATACACGTAGCTTGTGCGGTACCATTAGAAGAGCTGCGGTCTAGTAGCCGTAAGGAGCCTTTGATATTTGTACGCCATTTATTTGTACAACTAGCAAGCCTTTACAATTACAACACCGTGCAAGTGGCCAGCTTCATTAACCGTGACCACTCCACAGTCATCAATAGCCTGAACGTGTTCAAAGATTTGTTTCACACGCTTGATGATGCATTGATGGTACAAATAGCTGCAGTACAGCCTTATGTAAGTATTGAAATTAAACCTTATCACCGAACTTTTAATAAACTAAACCATGACTAAGTTAAGTATCAAGCACAGATGGGATGAAGCCTTGGCGATAGTTAATATACTACACGCTTGCCATGACTGCTGCGAAGCTCCTGGGTATAAAAGATTGGCGCCAGTAAGTAAAATGCTATTTGCACACCTGCAAGTAATGTACGTGCGACTTGCACCAAAGGTATTGGTGCACAAGCCACGCGTGAGCATTAGTTACAATAAAGTGGATGCACACGCTTTGATTGCAGTGCATACGAATATTGGCAGTACCATAATGGTAAATGAACATACTGCTTACGTGCTGAGAAAAACCGTTGAACAACTAGACCAAGCTTTTGCATAATGTACAACTACGGATTAATAATGGAGCTGAAGGCGCTGCATATCAAGCAAGAGAAACTATTTGAAGTAATACAGTTGCACGACCAGTTGAAGGATGCAACGATTAAGACTTGGGAACAAGCAGAACTGGCGAGAACGCAACAACAATACACACAATTAAAAAACAATATATACAATGGCAAAGACCAGACAAACCAAAACCATAGTAAGTAACATTACTAGAGAACAAGCAGAAGACGCATTTGCGCAATATGCCAAAGCTGATGCTAAAGCACAGCAACTTACCGCCAAGATGGACGTAAGTATTACTAAAATCCGTGAGCAATATGCCAATGAGCTGGCAGACCTGGCACGAGCCAAAGAAGAAGCTTTTGAGCAAATGCACGTATATGCAAGCGACAACCGCCAAGACTTTGGTAACAAAAAAAGCATGGAGTTTGCCCACGGTGTGCTTGGATTCCGTACAGGAACACCTGCGCTTAAAACTTTGAAGGGCTTTACATGGAATAGTGTAACTAATTTACTGAAGGAGTTTCTACCAAGCTATGTGCGTGTTGCTGAAGAGCCTGCTAAGGATAGATTATTGGCAGATAGAGACGATCCCGAAACAGCTCAATTATTTAAGAAGGTTGGGATTTATGTGGATCAAAAGGAAACCTTTTTTGTGGAGCCTAAAAAAGAAGAAATGGCTTTGGCCTAAAATTACTATTGGTTAGTGATGGCCTGCTGGGTGGTGTAAATGGTTGCACACATGCTTGTATTTAGCGTGGAAATGTAAAGTAGAGCGGGTTCGATTCCCGTGCCAGCAGCAAACCCCAACAACGCGAGAAAAACCCTGTTGCTAGTAGTGTCAAAAAGTTATTTGGCTGGGAGCAAAAAGCTGTAAAGCGAAAAACAACAGGTTGGCAGGCTGGAAAGACAGCCACTTTTTAATCACCAATAAAACAAATTTAAAAAATGCATTATTTAATCGTACAAGGGCACACCTTGCAAACCAAAAACCGTCTTGAGCTGGACGCCTATAATTGGATACGCCACGACCTAGACAGAACCTTAATTAAAAAAGATGACTTGGCAGCCACTAAGGCGCAAATAGTCAAACAGATTGTGGCATTAAGCGAAAGCCATAGCAGATGCAAGCCGCTGCAATATGAGTGGTACAAAAACTACAACCACATCACTAATACTATTGACTGGCAATTGAGTCTGACGTTTGCAACCATTCATTTTTACGCTCAAAAATAAGGATAAGATGCAATTAATCCGTGGCACCATCACCACCATTGACAAGCTAGACTTTGGCGATCGCTTTGTATTTGCCAAAGACAAGCTACAACGGAAGTACACCAAGGTACATCATGAAGCGCGCCGCACTCAATGGCGCACTTATGTGTACTGGGCGTTGGAAGATGGCAAGAAACATCCTGTAAGCTTGAGCAATACCACATTATTAAAATTTTTAAGAAGACCTGAAGATGAAGCCATATAACCACATTAGATTACTGCGCATAGTTCGCAACATCAACCGCACCTACAAGCTGCCTAAGCTAAGAAAAATACTAGGATGCATACACTGGCTTAGAAAACATAGGAAATCAAATTAATTAACCAACAAAAGAAATATAAAAATGCCAAAGAAAATTTACATCGCGGGAGCGATAAGCGGATTACCTGAAGTAGAAGTAATCGAAAAGTTTAACGCAGCTGCTGCCAAACTAGAAGCTGCTGGTTATGAACCATTTAACCCTTACACACAAATTGGGTGCTCTCCTGAGTTTGAAGGTGCAAGCTGGGAGCAACTAATGCGGACGTGCATCATAGTGCTTATGGCGTGCGACGGCGTGTTACTATGCCATGACTGGAGCACAAGTAAAGGCGCAGTAATAGAGCGAGATATTGCACATAAGCTATATATACCAGTGGTATATCCTAATGACCCATTAAAGTTCTAATCATGAGCAGAGCAATAGGAATAAACGATTTTCTTGCCAAGAAATTTGATACACTGCCTTTTACTGGAGAGTGGCTGGCGAGCTTTGGGACTCCAGAGCGCAATTTTAAAGCACTCATTTATGGCTTGCCAGGAAACGGCAAAACAGATTTTGCCATAAAGATTGCCAAAATGCTTGCGCAATTGGGTTTGAAAGTGCATTATAATAGCTTTGAAGAAGGCATAAGTTGCACCCTGCAAGAAGCGGTGCGCCGCAACAACCTGCAGGACGTAAGTGGTAAAATTATGTTTGGCCACAAGGAAACACTGGAGCAATTGATGGCAAGACTCAAGAAGCGAAATAGCGCGCAAGCCGTGATCATTGACAGCCGCGACTACATGAACTTGACTACAGAACAGTTCAAAGCGCTAAAAGATGCATTCCCGCGCAAAGCGTTTATACTTATTTGCTGGGAAGCTGGCGGCAAGCCAAAAGGCGAGTATGCTAAAAGTATAGAGTTTATGTGCGATATCAAAATACGTGTGTGGAGCTATAAAGCCTACCCACGTAGCCGATTTGGTGGTAATAAGACTTTTACGATATGGGATAAGCAGCCTGCGGCAGGTGAGCAATTGCCGCTACACAATTAACGAACTAATTTTTTTAACCAATAAGATAATTAATAATGAAAGAAACTGCATACGTAATCATAAGTTACGGAAATACTGGCCACAATGCCAAACTTACGCAAACCGAACAGCAATTACGTTATAACTACGACGAAGCGTACAGCTTTTTTAGTGAAGTATGCTTTGAGTTGAATGGAACGCATCCGCCACTAAAGCCCGACACAGAGCAGCCAATGCGCCAAGAGAACCGCAAGTGGATTGTGGAATTGTGGATTGTAAACCGTATAAACAACCTTTAAGAATATGATTGACAAACGAGTATTAATACTAGGGAATTGCTTTGGAGACCTAGCTCACAATACCATGCGCATCGGACTAGTGGTAAACCAACAAAGCAAGTTGTACACCACCGTTATTAATCCATTAGATATTTTACTAGACATGGATTGGGAAGATAGATGTGGGGATGCTTTAAGGGAAATTATACATACTGAAATCCATAAAGCAGATTTAATAATGGTAATGCCTTGTGCTTCGGAAAATGAATTTACAAAAGAAATGGTCAATTATGCCACATCACTATTCAAAACATACTTTTTAAAATGATTACAAAAATAACAATTACGCAAAAAAAAGGCAAAACAGCCAATGGAATACCAACAGTTGATGTGCAAATCTCACTTACACAAAAACCAGCTGGTGGCGATATAAAAGCTGCAGAAGCCATAAAACTGTTGATAGATGCGATGCAAATGATAGTTGAATCCAAAACAGCTTCCAATGCACAGGGTTAAACTTTCCATCACATCGCCATCGCTGACAGGCCACATAATTGTAGGCTATGCAGACAACCAATTGGAAGTAGTGGATGCAACCAATGCCAAGCCTACTGAAGTACAAATTGATTACATACTCAAGCATGCACCACGCAAGCTCAATGAAAGCTTTGTGGAACAGCTAAAGGAGTTTATTGGTAGCTCGCAAATGCATGTCTCGCAAGTTAAGGATGAAGTAACCTTTGATGCCTTTTGGAGTGCTTATGGCAAGAAGGTAAACAGGCTCCGTTGCGAGCCGCTATATGCAAAGTTACTACCCAAAGACTTGTACCACCTGCTGGATAATGTAGCTGACTACCATCGCTACCTAAAACGCACAGGCTACCGCAACCAAGCCGATCCAGAGAACTACCTACGCAAGCGGATGTTTGAGAACGAATGGAAAACGCTGAGTTAATGAATAATGAAGAGTGAATAATGAACAATAAAAAAGTAAATAATGAGTAATCAACAACCAACAAAACCCTTAGCCACTGCCAAGCAAGTAGGCATGATCAAAGGCCTTATGGCTAAACTTGGATTGCTAGAAAATAGCATTGCCTACGCATTGCAATACAGCGACCAACGGACTGAGCATATTGGCCAGCTAACAATGCCCGAAGCCAACTTGCTGATAAAAAACCTTATGCCCGTTGCCAAAAACGGCCAAACCAACGAGCACATAGCAAGAGCTGAAGCCTGCAATACCATGCGCCGCAAAATAATAAGCATGGGGCGCGAAATGGGCTGGCATACTACCGACCACCGCACAGGAAAGCTCAAAGCCAATATGGAACGTGTCGAAAATTGGTGCCAGGAGTATGGCTACTTGCATAAAGGATTGAACGCTTATACCTTCGAAGAGCTACCTAAGTTGGTGACGCAAATGGAGTTTGCATTGGCGGATTTTAGAAGTAAATTGTAAAATAATCTACATTTGCAATTAAAATTAAAGTAATGAAAAGAATAGTAATAATTTTATTATCAGTTTTTGTGGTTTCCTGCAGCAACATACCGAAAGATGTGGATTACAAGGTTCGTAAAACAGTTGAGCAGCCGCAGTTCAATAAAAGAATACTTGAAGTAGAGTTGAATAAAAAGGTTGACTTTGAAGTTTTAAATGAACTTGCATCTCACTATAGAACAGTTAACGCTGACGTTAGAATTTTGATGATAAACTACTACATCAAAGGGCAGGTAGAGAAAAGTGCGTGGGCTATTTCGCATTATACTCCAGAGCTGCAGATGGAAGTGTTGGGTGGAAGTAAAGATTCAAAAGTTAAAATGCCTGATATTCCCGCAGAAATTGGAGAAGTATCGAGATACAGCGAAAGTGTATTTGGGGTTAACCGCACCATAATATTGCGAAAGGATAGCAAGGCAATGTTTATGAAATCTGTGTACCAAGATGGTAGCTTTGACGAAGTTAAGCTGTTAGAAAGAGTGGTAGCTGGAGAGAAAAGGCTTTATTCAAGATTCAAGGAACCTTCCAGATATTACATAATAAAAGATGACAAACTACTTGATTACGAGGCAGGCAAATTACTTATAACACTGCAACCTATATAACAACTTCCAATGTATCTAAACACAAAAGCCACCTTTTAGGTGGCTTTTGTGTTAGTTTACTTTCGTAAAAAGGAAGTAAACGATTGTTAACATTTGATAGGAATGTTGGTAAGTATAAAAAATTATACTTACTTTGTGGAGTACTACGCCATATAAGTGTAGTAAATAAATACAATAAATCATGGCAACAGCAGCACAATTACCGAATACACAGATCGCTCACGTATGGCAAATGCCGTACAAAGCTCAACAGTATCAACCAATTAACTATATCTTTTCTAACACTTTAAATCGCACAGTGTTAACTGTAGATGATGCCAGTCTAGCTGCAGCTAAAAAAATGCTAGAAAACATATTGCTATTAACCAAGTTCGGTATAGATGCTGTAGAACATGATTACAAGCTTGCAAAAAAAGCAATACCTGGGACCAAGCAATTGCTTAAGGTGAGTTCTGACATATTGGAAACTATAGCAACTATGCAAGCATCCAATGATGTAAAATTAGATGTCGGTGCAAAGCAGTTTATGGATATAATGAAAAAAGTGCAAGCCGAAAGCCACTATGGTTTAGAGGTGCTCACTATGTTTTACAACCTAGAAAATTGCGAAACAATGTCTGGCAATACTTATACAATCGCGCAATTCAAGAAGAAATTTAACGTTGCATAAATGGCATATAAAGTAAAAATACTTACTGAAGTTGAAGAAAGGCTCATGATGTTGAAAGTTAATCATCCAGCTTTAGGTACTAAGATGCTGGAATTAATGAATAATCCATCAACTAATAAAAAGGTCGGCAAAGATTATTATACTAATGCAGGAAATAGATATTGCTATGTTTACAGCATCAAAGCAGATGTCGTAATTGTTACAAAGTTGCTTTACCGATCATATCTGCATAAAGTGTTAAAAGGTAAAATTGATTTATAAACCACTCAAACAGAGTGGTTTTTTTATGTCTGTGCATTTCGTAATTTGATAAATATTATTTTAATAAATAGTTTTGCGTATATTAATTATTGATTAATGGCACGTAATGCAGCTTTGTTGGCCAAGCGAAATGCAGCTCTCTATAAGGAGTACAAGGCGCTATACGACAAAAACAAGAAGGAACGCAAGTACCGTATGGATTACTTGATACGGCAGGTGGCTGAGAAGTTTTACGTAACGGAAAACACGGTGTACCATGCCATAAGAGTGTATGAAGCTCCGCCACCAGCACCGCCAAGTTTGTTTGATGCGCAAACCAGCTAAGATATTAATTAAGGTAGGCAAGCAACCGCCATATTGCTGATTACTTCTGTAATTGTATATGATTTGCCAAAATCAGGATCGGCATAATCAGATACGATGTAAATAGTGTTCTCGTCAATTTCATTGAGTGCAAGGCTCTCCAAATTAAACTCGTGCGCTTGTGTATCTAGTTCTTGATAGTAGATGCCGCTTGTATTGGATTCAATGGATGTGCTGGTAATGCTCATAGTGCCATCGCCGCCAGGGAAGTAATAGTTATACGGCAGTATTATATTAGCTGTCGATGGATTGGTACAGCGCAAATCGTATTGTAATAGTAACGCTGGCCGCTGTAATGGTAACATATATGGTTGAAAGATAGCGTTAATCATAACTACTCCAAAAGTGGTGCGAGCAAGCTCATTTGTCGCGTTTTGTATAATAAGACTAAACATCTGTGGATCGAGAATAGCGCTGGCTGTAATTTTATTGCTTGACTGTGTCAGCAGTACACCATTACTCTCTAGGACGTAACCTGTATTCCATATAGATATCAAATCACTAGCATTACTAAATTGGCTATTGGTGGCCACTTGCAATGTAATATCATTAATAAAAATATCAAGACCATTAGTGGTGATATCCCAACCTGCTACACGTACAAAGGATATACCGCGACCGTTCGGGCATTCCGTATCGGTGCAAGGTGGCTCCTGGAGCGTATTGGCTTGCACATCAAACGGCGGTAATACTGCATTGGTGGTATATGTATCATTGGTATTGTACAGGTTGCAGTCCACAAGGCATAGCTTATAAGTGCTGGTATCGTGTATCAATCCATCGTGGTTATGGTCTGTACTGGTACCTATCAGCTCCAGTGGCTTGCACGTGGCATGTCGCCAACCTTCCATGATGTATTGCAGGGCTTGCATGGTGGCAAAGCGCAGCAAGGCGGTGGTTTTGTTGGGTGATTCGTCACCCTTGATAGTGTAGGAGTCGGATACATTATCACGGATTAGGTGTAAGGTAAGCGTGCCTGTGCCATGGCGTGCATCGGTGATACGGTTCCAGGTGATGGGACTGTACTCGACGTACACTGCAGGTGTAATGATGGGCAGCTCTTCTTGGTCGAAGCTGGGTTGTTCGTTCCAAAGGTCGATGGTAGCGATGTTGATTAGCTTGGAAGAGATGTGCTCTTGGATGGCTAGGAAATTGTCGTTTAATACTTGCATAATATTTTTTTATTTGGAGCTGTAGCGGTGCTACGGATGTACTTTTTTTGGTGGGAGCCGTAGCGGTGCTACTGCTCTGCATTGTGGGATACTGGGAGACGTAGTAGTGCTACGTCTGTACGGCATTAGATGGTATCTATCTAATGCCCAGGGCTTGTTTTATTTT